TGCTGAACCTAGAGATAGAATTACAGGAGCTGACTTTAGAAAATTAAAAATGTCTAAAAAGAAAAAAAGAGTATGACAACTAAATCAGTAAAAGCACCAAAAGGTTTTCATTGGATGAAAAAAGGTAGCTCATATAAACTGATGAAGGGTACATACAAACCACACAAAGGAGCTGTGAAGATGGCAAAGTTTACAGTACAAAAAAGACATGGCTAAATTATGTGCAAGAGGTAAAGCTGCAGCGAAGCGTAAGTTTAAGGTATACCCTTCAGCTTACGCAAATATGTATGCTAGTGCAGTTTGTTCAGGCAAGATAACACCTGGTGGTAAAAAGAAAAAGAAAAAGAAAAGATAATGTCAAAAGGTTTACGATCTTGGGTGCAAGCTAATTGGGTTGATATTGCTAACCCTAAGAAAGGTGGTGGCTTTCCTAAATGTGGTCGTAGCAAAGGTGAGAAAAGAAGAAACTATCCTAAGTGTGTACCTGCTGCAAAAGCTAGAGCTATGTCAGCTAGTCAAAGAAGAGCTGCGGTATCAAGAAAACAAAAAGCTGAGAGCAGAGGTAGATCAGGTAAGAAACCTAATTACGCAAGAACTTAGTTAAGTAAATCTAAGTATTCATTCCATATTGTTTGTTCTGGACTCCAAAATCTTTCTTTGTTAGCTTTCATTTGTATTGAATGTAATACTGTAGTGTGGTCCTGTCCAAAGTGTCGACCAATACTTGACAAGTTCATTTGATATTTATCATTTAAAATATTGTGTATGATATTCCTTGCACGAACCACATCTTGAGTTCTGCATTTTCCCAATAAAGTTTTCTTATGCACCTCATACTTTACGCACACTCTGTTGATCACAGAGTCTACGATCTTCGGACTTATACTTCTAAACTGATAACTAATAATCCTTCTTGGTTTATATTCTTTAATTTTCTTTTTATGTTGTTGTGCTAGTTTATAACCATTTTTAAAAGCATTCTTGTAAATTAGTTTTTCTTTACTTGATAAGTTGCTATATTGACCAGCTTTCATAGCTAATCTTAACTCTCTAAAGATTTGTTTTTGTTTTGAAGTCATAGATTCCCTACAGTGTTTTATTGTTTTTTTTTTAAAAATATAAATTAATGACTATCTTCTCATTAATTCTTCTTTTGCCTTCTCAATTTTCCAGATAAGTCTATAAGAATCTTTTTGATACTTATTTACTTTTCTCTTGGCTTCCAGGAACTTCTCGTGTTTCTTCGCTTGAAGATCCCTGTACTTCTGAAGGCGAGTTCTTAACTCTTCCATCTTTCTCCTTTTTTACTTTGGTAAAATCAATCTTTAAATTATCGATCTTACATTCTACATACTCCCCTTGTGCGTTGGGGTCGGCAGCTTTCTCTACTTCATCAAATCTTTCAACCAGTTGGAAACTAGCTTCGCCAGATTTAATTCTCAAATATTTATCTGTTTTTATCATTTTTGTCTATATCTTTTTTGTGTAGATTAAATGCCATGTCATTGTAAATACTTAAATCTGTGTAGTTATCTGGCTTAAAACCTTTGGTACTTCTAAATAATTTAAGTGTGATCATGAGCTGTGCTACTTGATATGGCTTTAGTTTTTTTTTTAAATTGTCGGCTAATATTAATGTAAACAGCTCTGAAAGTATACTAAAATTGTATTGGTAATCTCCATAATCTTTTTCTCGATCTTGAACAACCTTCTTTTTAATTTCGTTATTGATGTCTGTTACCTTCATATTTTTAAAGGTGTGCCAAAGAAAAACAAGAGGGAGCTACTAGATAGAAAGGAAAGTCTAGCATGATTCGACCCAAAAAACTTCGACACACCATTGATTACAATCTACTATCGATTGTAATTACCTTGTTTATACCCAGATCCTTGACCTTTTGCAAACCTATTGTTCCCAAAAGATTGCTGCTGTCCGCTAGGCTTGGCAGCGGATGGACCTGTATTTGAAGGTGTCAAGACAACATTGATAATTCCTGTTGGATGACCCATATCGTCAAGATCTTCAAATCCTGCTTGGTTGTACCATTCATCTCCAATCTTTACGCCAAGTCTCCAAGTTTTACCTTCTGGACTTTTTGGATTGATAGGTGCAACAAAAACTGGTCTGTTATCTCCTTGTTGCTTATCTGCGTTATGTGTAAGTTTTATATATATCTTATCACTCATGTTATATTACTCCTTGTTGGTTTAGTTTAGTCTCATGCACATCATACAAGTCTGTAACTTGTCGGTATACTCTGAGATTTTTATTGGGATCAAATAAGCTAGGATTGTCTTTTTTAAATTTCCTTAATGCGTAAATATCATTAATAGATTTTATCGCATCTCTTACTTGATTCATATCGATGTTCATATCGAGATGACCTGTACCACTTATTCTTGTTTGTGGAATATTGTTTGTAGGTTTAGGATCGTCAAAAGGTTTTGCCTTGTAGCCATCGTCATTATCCAAACCTGTTTTTAAATTAAGTGCATTTAAGAATGCGTACTTCTTAGCATAAGACATACCATTACCAGTACCAAACTTATCTAAGTTTCCCATTGCACTACATCCATTAATATCAACGTAGCTATCTGGTTCTTCAACGTCATGTATTCTCATAGCACAAGTAACCATGACAAAGTTTTCATTGACATGATTAGTGTAAGTACAGACAGGATAGAGTCCATTGTTTAACAATGCCTCCATTGCTACCTTCTGCACCTCATCATGTTGCAAAGGATTGAAGTGCATACCAGGAACTTTCTTTCCCTTTGCCACACCTCCAGCTTCGCAAGCTGCCTTATGTAGTTTTTGATATATGTTTAGTTTCATGTTTCTAACCCCCATAGTTTTTTGATTTGTTGTTTTTGCTCGTCTATTAAATCCCTATAATAAAAAGGATGATTTAATTCTGGTGGTTCTGCAAAGTGTGCTAGCTTATTGATGTCTCCTTTACAGAATACGATTAACTCTTCCCATGACTTTAATCTTTGGGTCATTAAGTTATATCGTTCTTCTAAATAATTTGGTGTTAGTTGATAGTATTCATCATCAAACAATCTGTATTCATTTTCATTTACATAAACTAAGAATGGTTTTCTTTTTGTACAATGATAGTAAAAGGCAACTTGAGAGATGTGCATTGGGTCTGGTTCTTCTGGTAATTGCGTTGTTGCCATGTAGTATTCATCCTTACCTCTTTTCTTTTTTATGGTAGGTGGTTTACATTTTACTTCTAATATTTTTGTATTACTCTCAACATCAATACGACCTATGATGTCATGGATCATCTCTTCGCTTTTGCTAGACACATATCGTTCAGCTACTAAATCTTCGCCACCAAAAACTTTCACAATACATTCCATTAAGTTTTGGATTGTTGGATGTGCAAAGCTAACCATCATATCTCTTGCTAGTTTATCTTTATTATCTACTGCTGGTGTTAGTTTGTTGATCTCATCTAACTCTTGTTGAAACACTTCGTCATAATTTTTGTTCTTCAAGGTAATCTTTTTATCTCCTTGAAATAAAATATTACAAGTCATTCGTTGTGCAATGTTGTTGACTAGGTTACCAAAGGGTGCTTTGTATCTAATTAAGAAGGACCTTCGCAGCTTTTGTGGTAAAGAGTAGTTAATTAACAATCGAGTAAAGTTTTGCGAGCTGCTAGGCGACCAATGATCTAATCCTTTACCACCATTAAAATTTTTAAAATATTCTTTCATTGATCCCCCATTTCTTTTTTTGCTATTTGTAAAGCTGATTTATATTGTTTGTTATTTATATTACAAACAGCTCTAATGCTTTCTTGGTTAGGATATTTACCATAAAAAAATTTAAACATTTTTATAGGTTGAATTGCTTTAAGTATGTTTTTGTCTTTTTGCATTTGTTTTTTCCTCTCTTGTTTTTCCACATTTATACTATTAAAAAAAACTATTGCAAGTAAATAAATACACTATATATACAACCTAAAAGGATAATAAAACAAAGGAGAAATATGACACTAGCTGAATGGCGTAAGAAACAAAACATATCCCACTATACTTTAGGAACTATGCTTGGATTTAAATCAATTAATCCTGCAACCAACTCACAAAGGTATTGCCTTGAGAGTAAGGAGAAAAGATTTCCTAAACCAGATACTGTAAGAAAGATATTAGAGGTAACAAATAACGAAGTAACAATCAATGATCTTTACAAAGCGTGGTGGTCTAATGAAGAAAGCAAATAAGTTTCCATACAAAAGAGTAAAAATATATTGGGTTGACATCGTCTCGTCAAGCGATTGGACAACTTTAAGTAAAGCAAAAGATCAAGTATATAGTTGGTGTGAAGACACAGGTTATTTACTTTATAAAGATCAAAAAAAAGTTATTATCTTTGCATCGCACAGCTTTGATGATGATGGCGAACTAACAGTTGGCAACACAACTGTCTACCCAAGGTCTGTTGTCAAGAAAATAGAGGTATTAAAATAATGGAAGATAGAGAAAAAATATTAACAGTAATAAGTTTAGGTGCAGGAGTACAAAGTTCTACGATGGCAATCATGGCAGCTAAAGGGGATTTACCTATGCCACAGGGGTCGATATTTTCTGACACGCAAAATGAACCTCGCAGGGTATACGATTATTTAAAGTATTTAAAATCAATACTGCCTTATCCAGTACACATTGTATCAAAAGGTCATATTACAAATGATATGATTAGTTCAATAGATAATGGTACAAGATTTCCTACTGCACCTTTCTTTACACAAAATGATATAACAGGTAAGAAAGGAATGTTGCGTAGGCAATGTACCAATGATTATAAGATACAACCTATTAGACAAAAGATAAGAGAACTTTGTAATGTAGCTAAAGGAAAGCACTTTCCAAAGGATAAGTATGTCGAGCAGTGGATCGGTATTTCAACTGACGAAGCACAAAGAATGAAACCTGCTAGGGATAAATATATATTAAATAAATATCCCTTGATTGAATTGAATATGTCAAGACAAGATTGCCTTGACTATTTAAAAAAGAATGACATTCCTTTACCAGAGAAATCTGCTTGTATTGTGTGTCCATATCACAATGATGCTTATTGGCATTTCATGAAAACTGAAAGACCAGAGGAGTTTGCTGAAGCTGTAGCATTCGATAAAAAAATTAGGTTAGGGTCGAGAAGTATTAAGGATAAGGTCTATCTACATAGAAAGTGTATTCCTTTAGATGAGGTAGAGTTTAATAAGAAAGAAACAGACAAACAATTAGATATGTTTAACAATGAATGTGAGGGTATGTGTGGAGTTTAGTATAAAAAAATATGATAAGATAAAACAAAAACTAAATGATTTAGAAGAGATTGATTTTACTCCAGAAGAGTATCATTTAATTTTTGAAATGGCAGGTTTTGATCTGTTAAGCAACTCTGAAATGAGAAGTTTAATCCTAGCTTTTTGTGAAAAATTAAATCCAGAATTATCCCCAAGAGAATATGATAACATTAAAGATCACCATGTGGATTTACCAGAATGACCTATGATGGTATCTTTGATGAGATTGAGTGTAAGCAAGAACTAAAACGAGCAAAGAAGTTTATAAAAAAACAAGCGGATATAATCTTGGCTCTTGAGAAAGAGATAGAACAAAAAGACAATGAGATATTAATTATAAAAGAAAGGTTAAATGAGATACGCAAAACACTTCGATAAGGATTTATATTCTAAGTGGCATCGAAAATATGAACGAATAGCTATGGTGGATATAGACTCTGTTGAGTGTTGCTATAATAAAGGTTGTTGGCAACCGCTTGCATTGATTGAAACTGTATATGACACAGGAAACTATGTCAAATATACGAATGTAACTC